GATTAAGGGGCGGTCTTCGGATCGCCTCTTTCTTTTTGTTTAGATGTGATGTATGTTTTTGAAGAAGGGCATCATATTAGCTTTGTAGACAGGTTTCCGCCCTCCTGACGTTGCATAGACTACAAAGCGAATCCTTATGCAAAAGGGTACTAAAATGGCTAATACCACATTTACAGGTCCAGTGACTTCCACTAACGGATTTATTGGCGATATTATTGTTCCAACATATACAGTTGCAAACGCTCCATCAGCTTCTGATGCAGGCGCTGGTACGCTTGTATACGTTTCAAATGGCGCAGCAGGCGCAGCTATCTTGGCCTTCTCTGACGGCACAAACTGGAAGCGTTCTGACACAGGTGCTACAATCGCAGCAGCGTAAGGAGAGTTATCTAATGAGTAGATTTACACCTCCTTCCGAAGAAGAATTGGCGGCGCGAGGCATTGGAATTTCCAAAGTTCGCGCTCGAAACTCAGATGGTACGTTAAAAGCTGACGATCCTTCTACACCTGATGTAAATGAGGCGTGGGAAGAAAAACCTGTTAAGAAACGTGGCCGTCCTGCAAAGAAAAAGGACTAGCAAATGGCTGACATTGTATCAGTAAAAAAGCTAAGTGATAGCACCAGAGAGGCTGTATTCGCGTTTCAGTATCAATATGTTGATACAGGCGATGAAAGTGCTGTTTTGAAAATTGATGTGTCAACTCTTGCATCCAACGCAAATGGCGAGCCTTGTACTGCTGTTCGCATTATAGAAGGCTGGTGGGTCTGTAAAAGCATGACAGTACGCATACTGGCTGATGCTGACGTGGATATTATTATGATGAATATTGGAGATGATGACATTGGTTATCACGATTTTTCAAAATTCGGCGGTCTTCCATCAACGAAATCATATGGCACAAACCCAACAGGTGATGTGAAGTTTACAACATCTGGAGCTGGTGCTGTTGGAGATTCTTATCAATTGGTCTTGAGGGTCATAAAAGAATACTAGGAGTTTTCGATGGCAACTTCAGGAACAGTAGCGTTTCAACCAAATGTTGAAGAGATTATATCTGAAGCATTTGAGCGTTGTGGGTTAGATCCACAAATTCAAACGGGTGATAGGGCTGTGTCTGCACGGCGCAGCCTCAACCTACTCTTCTCTGAGTGGGCGAACAGGGGTATTAACTACTGGGCAGTAGAGCAGCAGACCTTGACGCTTGTGAACGGCCAGACAGCGCCCTACACGCTGCCAGTTGGAACAATAGATATTATAAGCGCAGTTATCCGCGATAGTGCTGGGACTGATACAGCAGATCAGATTGTTAACCGTGTATCGATTGCCGATTACAATCAATTGCCCAACAAGACCTCTCCCGGCAAACCCAGCCAATATATGCTCGACAAGCAATATACACCTGTTGCGTATTTTTGGCAGATTCCTAATCGGGATACATATAGTATAGTGTATTGGGCAATTCGACAGCTTGAAGATGTAACTGCATCAAACCAAGACGCAGATATTCCGTATCGTTGGAATGAATGCATCTGCGCAGGTCTGGCAAGTAAGCTATCTCTGAAATATGCAAACGAAAAGTTTCAGATCTTAAACGAAATGTATGAACGTGCCTTCGCGTTTGCGGCGGCATCTGACAATGATGGTGTAAGTTTGAGGATTCAGCCAACTGCGCTGAACTTATCTTAATGGCTAAATACGCAAGCGGAAAAAAATCCCAAGCGATAAGCGACAGAAGTGGTCTAAAGGTTCCATATACTGACCTGAAGACTACTTGGGATGGCTTGCGTGTTTCGCCAGAAGACTGGGAGCCAAAGCAACCACAGCTTACTCCTGCAAAAAACATTGTTGATGCGACAGCACTCTTTAACCCGCGTCCAGATACAGACCCTGAAAATGCAGAAGTATTTATAGGGTACAACTTTGATCCGTTCATAGATCCTAGACAACGTCCCGGTGTGGGTGTTAGTGCTAATGCAAATGTTGGTCGCTGTTCGTTTGAAATAATTAACGAAAATCAAAGTGGTGTTGGCGGCACTGCCAATGTCGGTACGGCAGAAGCTACAATACAGACAGAAATTATTGCAGTTGGCCAAGCTGGTGATGGTGAGGTTGGTCCAAACGTAATTGAAATTGAAGATATTATTGGTGGCGTTGGTGGATCAGGCGATCTCGGCACAGTAATTGTAGATGCATCGCAGACTCTAACGGGTGTAGGCTCTACTGGCGGCGTTGGAAATGTATCTCAATTATTGCAGGCAAATCCGACTGGCGTTTCAGGAAATGGCGAAATTGGTAACGCTTTTGGATACCAACAAGTAACAGTAACTGGCGTTGGCTCTATTGCAAATGTTGGAGATGCTATTGTCGAAGATCCATTTGGCTGGGGTCTTGGACCTTGGGGTCTTGGGCCTTGGGGTGATGCCGCAGGAAGACCTCATCCGATTGGTCAAGGTGCTACAGGTGGAACTGGAACAGTAACAATTATAGCAGATATGTCAGTTTCTGGTACAGGTTCGAGTAGTTCTGGAAATGTAGGTGACGTGACCATTGAATTAGACTATACAGGTTTTGGAGCCAATGCGTTCGGTGAAGGGTCGTGGGGTCAGTAATGAATTACACACAGTTAGTTGCAAATATTCAGAACTTCTTGGAAGATGACAGCACAGAGCTGCAAGCCTCTATCGATCAAATCATAGAGCAAGCCGAAGTAATGATATTCCAACGTATGCCTAATTTGCCTTGCTTTAGGAAAACTACTACAGGAAGTATGATTGCTGGGACTGCTGACTACACGGTTCCTTTAGCAAGAATGATACGACAAGTTTCTATCATATCTTCAAATGTTTCATCTTATCTGAACCATAGAGTTGACTCATATATACGCGATTACTCTCCAAACGCGACTACGCAAGGCACTCCAATCATGTACAGCACAAAAAGTGCTGGTACGGCAGGAACCGTGGTAACTCTTGCGCCCACTCCAAACTCTACTGATACCTATCAAGTGGATTTTGTAGCCCCTGAAACGGGCCTAAGTTCAAGCAACACAAATAATTGGATCGGTGATAATCTTGAAAATGTGTTGCTTGCCGCGTGTCTTTATGAGGCATCAGCGTTTCTTAAAGCTGGAGAAACACTGTCTCTTTATAAGACACAATTTGACGAAGCAGTGCAACTTGCAGTACAAGAGATGCAACGCGATTACGCAGCAGAATATAACGGAGGTCTATAATGGCTATTACACAAGCAATGTGTACACAATTCAAACGAGATGTAATGCTTGGGCTGCATGATCTCGACTCAGACACATTAAAGATTGCCCTTTACACAAGTTCAGCGACACTGAACGCAACTACAACTGCATATACAACAACAAATGAAGTTGCGAATGGAAATGGGTATACCACTGGCGGTGTGGCATTGGCAAACGCATCTGTGATTATCAACAGTACAAGCGGATGTTTTGATTCTGATAATCCTGAGTGGACATCAGCTACTTTTACAGCTCGCGGCGCTTTGATTTATAATGATACAGAGAGTGACTTAGCAATTGCAGTCTTGGACTTTGGCGGTGACTTCTCAGTTGCTGGCGGTACATTCCGTATTGTTTTCCCAGCCCAAACTGCTAATACATCAATTGTGAGGATCGACTGATATGGCTTCAACCTATGTAAATGACCTTCGCCTCAATGAGATGGCAACTGGCGATCAGTCAGGCTCATGGGGAACAGTCACCAACACAAACCTCGAATTGATCGGTGAGGCTTTTAGCTATGGCACAGAAGCCATAACAACCAACGCTGATACTCACACAACAACGATTGCTGATGGCGCATCAGACGCTGGTCGGTCAATGTTCTTGAAGTATACAGGAACTCTCGACAGTGCATGTACAATTACAATAGGCCCAAACACTGTCAGCAAGATGTGGTTTATTGAGAACGCTACTAGCGGATCTCAAAACATTATCATCTCTCAAGGGTCTGGTGCTAATGTAACTATTCCAGCGGGTCAAACCAAAGCTGTATATAGTGATGGTGCTGGATCAGGCGCTGCATTTGTGGATGCCTTTAATTCTTTAAGTGTTGGCACACTGACTTCAAGTGGTATCACTTATCCCACTTCGGATGGCACAAGCGGCCAAGCATTAGTTACTAACGGAAGTGGTGCTATCAGTTTTGGTAGTGCTGGTATATCAACAGGTAAAGCCATAGCTATGGCAATCGTGTTTGGCTAAAGGAGAAAACAAATGGCTGCACCAAACATCGTAAACGTCAGCACCATCATTGGTAAGACCTCTAAGGTTTCGCTGACTTCTACTTCGCAAACCACGCTTGTCAGCAACGCTGCATCAAGTGGTAAGGTTTTTAAAATCAACATGGTTCAAGTAGCAAATGTTGACGGCACTAACGCTGCTGAAGTAACGGTAGACGTTCATAGCGGCGCTTCGGGCGGCGGCACAGCATACTCACTTGTCTCGACTGCTTCAGTCCCTGTGGACTCAGCCCTGATTGCTCTGGACAAGAACACTGCGATTTACCTTGAGGAAAATACCTCAATCACCGCCACCGCAAGTGCAGCTAACGACTTGGAAGTTTTGGTAAGCTACGAAGAGATCAACTAATGCGGTTTATTGGCAACGCCCCTGTAGATGGTGAAGTTCGTGCTATCGCCTCTGGTGCGTTAGCCACTGGAGATACTGTCGTTGTGAACAGCGATGGCACTGTGAGTGTTGTTGAGGAGACGACGACAAGTGCTACAGAGGCACTAGGGTCAGCCACAGTATTTGACAGTAGTGGGGTTGATTTTATTTCGTCCACTTATGACACTGTGAATGACAAGTTTGTTATTGTTTATAGAGACTATGGCAACTCTTATCGAGGTACTGCTGTTGTCGGCACAGTTACTGGAACCTCTATTAGCTTTGGCACTCCCGTTGCATTTAGCCCCAACCAAAGTGTATCTATTGCGACTACGTTTGATCCTGTAGCAGGCAAGGTTGTAATTATCTTTAGAGACACTAGCAATTCATCCAGTGCAAAATGTGTTGCTGGAACGGTTAGTGGAACCTCTATTAGTTTTGGAACGGTGACTCAGTTTGCTGCAGATTACATAGGTAGCACGAACCTAGTTTATGACAGCAATTCAAACAAAGTGGTTGCTGTGTATAACATACCAGCAGCGGGTACTTACGGGAAAGCCGTGGTTTTGACATATAGTGGCTCCAACACTTATACGGGCGGCACTGGTGTGGTTTGGGCTTCTGCAAATACACAGGCAATCTCTGCGTGCTTTGATTCTGATAGAAACCAAATTCTAATTGCTTTTTGTGATTACTCAAACAGTCAAAGAGGCACGACAATAGTCGGCACTGTTAGCGGTACATCTATTAGCTTCGGCACAGAAACTGTTTTTGAAAATGGTAGTACTGGAACTTTTGACGGCGCTATAAGTATTGTGTATAACACAACATTTTCTAGAGTTGTACTTGGTTACTGTCCTTTAGATACAAATGATGGTGAGGTTGCGTTGGGAACTAACAGCGGAACGTCTGTTGGTATTTTTAGTAGGCAAGTATTTAACTCTCAAAACAGTAACAGTTATGTTTCGATAATCAGCGACGAACAAGCTAATGGGGTTGTGGCTGTTTATAGGGATAATGGAAACAGCGGTTATGGAACGTATCGTGTATGCACGTTTAATGGTACAGGCTCTTCTTTTACGTTTGGGTCTGAAACTGTGTATGAAACGGACACCACCTATACGGCAATACGTCCCGCTATTGATTTAGACAACAGCAAAATACTAATTGCGCACCAAGATGTAGGTAACTCCAGTGCTGGTACTGGCATTGTTTTGCAAAACGCTTATAGTGTTGATGTAACCAACCTCACCTCCGAGAACTTCGTAGGCTTTGCCAATAGCGGCTACGCTGACGGTCAATCCGCAGCACTTAACTCGACTTGCTCCGTGGACAAGAACCAATCTGGTTTAACGGCTGGCGAGACTTACTATGTGCAGGTTGATGGCACTTTGAGTGCAACCCCTGATGACCCGTCTGTTGTGGCTGGAACGGCCATATCTTCTAACTCTATTATCGTGAAAGGGTAACTCCCATGAAGACTATCGTTGAAACATCAAGCGGCCTGAGCAAGTACTTGCTTGCAGATGACGTGGCTATCACTGCTACTGCTGAGAACATTACAGTGGGTGATCCTGCACAGTTCATCATTGGTGACTTGAACAGCACCACAGTGACCATCACTGACAACGTGACAAACGCCCCAGACGATTGGTCTGGCAACAAGTATTTCTTTGACGGCACTACTTGGACATTGAACCCTGATTGGGTCGATCCTGCTACGCTGGAGGACTAATCTGATATGCGCATCATTGGTAACGCTGAAAAAGCGAGAGAAGTACAGGCCGTTGCCAGTGGTACGTTGTCCACGGGTGACACTGTTGTTGTGAACTCAGATGGGACTGTGAGTGTTGTTTCTGGAACGGATGAAGGCTTTAGTTCAACTGTTCAAATTTCATCTGGGAACATTGATAGTTTTACAAGGTCAACTTTTTGCAGAGTAACAAACAAAGTAGTTGTTGCTTATTCTGATTCGTCAAGCTCGTATTACGGTACTGTTGCCGTGGGTACAATATCAGGCAGCTCTATTAGCTTTGGATCGCCTGTGGTGTTTGAAAGCGGAGAAGTCAGAGATCTTGACATTAGTGAGGCTGGAAGCAGCAAGGTAATTGTTGCATACCGAAACCAAAGCTCTACAAACGATGGCACAGCTAGGGTTGGTACAATTTCTGGCTCAAGTATAAGTTTTGGTAGTGCCTCAGTGTTTTTTACTTCTGCCCAAACAATTTCTGTTGGATATGACTCAAACGCCGACAAAACAGTAATAAGCTATAGGAAAGACACAGCCCCTAATTATATGGCGTCAAGAGTGGCTACAATATCTGGAACATCTGTCAGTTTTGGATCTGAGGCAAATGTTTCCACTAGGGCAGCGATGGGCGAAAAAGGCTTCGGCACAACTACCTTTGACAGCAATTTAAATAAAATTGTAGTGTCGTTTATAGACAGCTCTTGGGGCTTGTATAGTGCGGTGGGGACCGTTTCTGGGACGTCTATATCTTACGGTAGCCTGACAACAGTTTTGACGGGTAATTATCAAAGGTATCCTACTTCCACTTTTGACACGACCAGTAATAAGGTCATCTTGTCGTGGCATGACACGAGCGCAGCAAATGCTGGAAAGGTGGTTGTCGGAACTGTATCTGGCACATCAATATCTTACGGCACAGCCGTTGAGTATTCCTCCGCCGCTCCATATACTGCTTCATCAAGTGTTTCATACAACTCAGATCTAAACCAAACAGCAATTGTTTTTTCTGACGCTTCAAACACTTCTGTAAAGCTGGGAACAATTAGTGGAACTGACATTTCTGTTGGGGATGCAGTTACTAGCACGTTTGACGGTGTTGGTCTTAGTTCAGCTTATGATTCTAATTCGAATAAGGTTGCAATTCTTGGGAAAAGTGCAAGCAGATTAAGGTCTGAGCTATATCTTCCTGCGACTACAACCCTCACCTCCGAGAACTACATCGGCACAGCCGCTACAGGCGCACCTGATGGCAAGGCTGCTAAGATCAACATCAAGGGCGCTGTGGACGAGAACCAATCTGGCTTGACCGCAGGTCAGAGCTACTACGTCCAGACGGACGGCACACTGGGGACTACCCCCGCAGACCCAAGTGTCTTTGCTGGCACTGCTGTCGCTGCAAACAAGCTGATCGTGAAGGGATAAGACATGGCACTAGATACCATTCCGAAGCAAGAGGGCGGTAAGCTCAAGGCCGTTGCATCTGGGACACTGCCAAGCGGTCAGCCTGTTATTGTTAATGCTGACGGGACTGTTAGTGTTGTGGCGGAGCTTCCTGCT